ATAGATTACGATTTACAATTTGAGAAAGCATACTTAGAACCGCTGAACATCATTGTCAACACGTTCGGTTGGACAACAGAACCAGTAGCATCACTAGCGAGGTTTTTCAAGAAATGACAACTCCAATACCACAAGAATATTTGGATTTAAGAACACAAGAAGATTTTGGTTTTAGTGCTGTAGATGAAGGCGAAGTCACACAAGTCACCGACAGCGAAACACTTGAGACAACAATCATTCGTGAGACTGTATCAACATCAAACGAAGCGATTGCTCGACTAGAACAAAAGATTGATAGTGTTCTTGCTATTTACGAACAAACTACATTCGGTTTAGATTCGCAGAAGTTGCAACTAGAAGAATCTTATGCAACCAAAGAATCTCAATTGTTAGAATCAACGCAAGCAAAACTTACAGAACTTGAAAAGATGATTGTGCCGTTGTTGGTCAATCTTATGAAGAATCCAGAGAAAGAATATATCTATTGGCCTAACAGAAAAGAAAAGTTAGAAGAACAAGTAAGTAAGATTGTCACGTTGACTAGAGGCTAAAATGAAAACTGCAATTATGATGATACTGACCGGATTGTCGGTATCTCTCGTAGCGGCATACTATTCCATCGCAGGGTTGATGGCGATCTTTGCTGCAAGCCCTGTTGCTATCGGTGTGATGGGCAGTGTGCTAGAAGTATCCAAACTTGTCGCTGCAAGTTGGGTTTATCGGAATTGGTATAACGCACCTAAGTTGCTGAAATACTATTTTGTGTTTGCCGTTTCGGTACTTGTTATGATAACATCATTGGGTATCTTTGGATTCCTGTCTAAAGCACATATTGATCAAGGATTGACATCCGGTGATGTTAGTGATAGAATAGTGTTGATAGAAGAACGAATTGCGATTGAGCAAGAGATTATATCTCAGGCTCGTTTGGATATCAGCACCCTAAACGATCAAATTGATAGATATACTGAACTGGGAGCTGTGACAAAAGGTGTCAACGCAAGAAACGAACAAACAGAAGAGCGATCGAGACTTCTGGACCAAATTGAGAAGGCGCAGGATCAAATCACTACTTATCGCCAGGAACTTGCGCCGATACGAGCAGAACGAAGAGAAGTTGAAGCAGAAGTCGGACCAATCAAATACATCGCAGCGTTTGTCTATGGCGAAACGGATCAAGAAATTCTGGAAAAGGCTGTTACATGGGTCATCATAACCATCATATTTGTCTTTGATCCATTAGCGGTATTGCTGTTGATCGCAGGGAACTATTCCCTATTGCAGATAGTTTCTACTAAGGAAGAGGTCGATTCGCCACCCAAACCAGCCGTAGAGCCTCCCAAGAAGCGCAAAACGGTCAAAACTCCAACATTCAATGCTGAAGTTATTGATCCTATTCCTATGAAAGAGGAAGAGCTATTAAAGGTTATGGAAGAGCAGGGTAAGAAGCCTAAAGGTCCATTTTCCTTAGATAATTTGAAATCTCCATAGTTTCTCCATTATTTTCCACCACTTTTTCATTATTTTATCTTGACAAATATCATATATTGATGTATTATATGTCTTGAATTGATGAGCAATTCATTGTCTGTGTAATAGTTTCTGAAACGATTCTATCCAGACAATTAATAAACCTTAAAAATGGAGTAATTATGGTAAACGTGACATTAACAAGCTACACTCAAGCGGTTGTACCTGTAGAAAATACAGAAAAAACTGTAAAATGGTTTCTCGAAAAAATGTTCGCTGGTAAGATTATTCTGAGCCCTGAGTATCAGAGGAATTTTATTGCACCTCCAGTTTGGAGTCGAAAAATTGTTGTTTCAGTTTGGTGCCGTAAAGGTGTTAACACAATTCACTTAAGAGATCTTGGTGATGGTAGATATGAAGTTCTTGATGGTCTTCAGAGACTTAAAAGTATCTTTCTATATGTTACAGGAAAGATCTGGTTGACCTTACCTAAAGGTTCAGACGGATTGTACGTGCCTGTGCGGAATTCCGACTCTTATCGAAAAATTCAATTAAAGTGGGAGCATTTGAATGATTCGGATAAAGAGTTGTTTTACAATTCACCACTCGGGACGGCAATCTATAACGTTGCAATGACGGATACTGAAGCTGCAGAAAAGTTCGTCGAGCTAAACGATGGAAATGATCTTAAAGACCAAGAAAAGCGAAACGGTCAAAAAGGACATCATACTTCTATGGTTCGCTCAGTCGTCAATGCTGCAACCCCTTTTGAAGAGTTAGGAACAGCGGTACATCCTTTCTTTGAGAAAATCGAGTTGCGCAATGATCGCAGACAAGCTGAAGAGATTGTCGCAAAGCTTGCAGCAGCATCTATTCTGTATAACGAAAACTCAAGCGAATGGTTTTTGGCGACAGAAATTGATCGTGTTCTGCTAGATGAGCAGTATAGAACTACGGCAGGGAGATCAAATCTGGATGAGTGTAAGAGGACATACAAAACCCTAAAAGAAATTTTAGATCAAATGTATAAGATTCTTACTATAGCTTCTGACGAAAAAATGGCTAAGCAAACAATGCGAAGTGGACCTAAGATTTTATTTGCCTTCCAGTTTCTGCTCTATCTGAAGGCGACGAAATTGGAAATTGTCGATTTTCAAGCCTTCGCTGATGCTTATGTGGATGCGATGTACTCAATGTTTCTTGATCAAGAAACTCTGTACGATGGTCGTCAGAAAAGTCGTCAGCTAGTCTCTTGGAGAACAATGTTAGGATTACACTTGAGGGATCAAGTCTTTGCTAAGATTGGAATTTTCCTAGACGCTATAACCGTCAACGGTGAGTTGCCTGGAATTATTGGGAAGCGTGAACGATGCTTTGGAGAAGAACAGATCTTAAAGCGATTTGAAGAACAAGGCAAAAAGTGTGCGATCACAGGTATGCCTGTCTTTATGAAAGACATTGAAGGTGGACACATCATTTCCCATGCAAATCAAGGAGACACTTCTTATGACAATTTAATTGTAATCACTAAAGAAGTAAATCGTCGAATGGGATCGATGAATCTGGATGAATTTTTGACGAAGTATAAGGATGAATATCCTAACCACTTATGTCAAGACATTCTAGAACGACTGGCTGCTTAACAGCCTAACGGAAGAAAGCAAGGGTTCGCCCTTGCTTTTTTTTATCTTTTATGTTATAATGCTCGCAACTTGAACAGGAGTTTTTTATGTCTAAATTTTTTAATAATCTCGTCGAAACACTTAAAGACGAGGATACAAAAATCCTTGCCGACGGTAATGCGTCTGCTGAATATACGGGATGCATTGATACAGGTAGTTACGCACTCAACGCTGTGTTGTCTGGTAGCATCTACGGGGGTGTTCCTAACAATAAAGTCACCGCATTTGCTGGGGAATCCGCAACTGGTAAGACATTCTTTGTCTTAGGAATCGTAAAGCAATTTTTAGATTCCAATCCTACAGGCGGTGTTATCTATTTTGATACTGAAGCGGCTGTCACGAAAGGTATGATGGAAGACCGTGGTATTGATACTTCTCGTGTTGTAATTTCTGAACCTGACACAATTCAAAAGTTTCGCCATACTGCACTGAAGATTATTGAGAACTATTCTGAACAACCGGAAAGTAAACGTGAGCCAATGATTATGATTCTCGACTCTTTAGGTCAGTTGTCGTCCACTAAAGAGATGGAAGATACGATGGAAGGTAAGGAAACAAAGGATATGACCAAGGCGTCTATTCTCAAAGCAACCTTCCGTGTACTCAATCTACGACTTGCGAAGATTGGTGTTCCTCTTATGGTAACAAACCACGTCTATGATGTTGTTGGTTCCTATGTTCCTATGAAAGAAATGTCGGGTGGATCTGGCTTAAAGTACACCGCATCAACTATCGTTATGCTTTCAAAGAAGAAAGAGAAAGATGGTAAAGAGGTCATTGGCAATATTGTCAGAGCAAAAATGCAAAAGTCTCGTTTGACTAAAGAGAATGCTCAAGTCGAAGTGAAGATTACATATCAACATGGGCTAGACCGATACTATGGCTTGCTTGACATCGCTGAAAAGTATGGTATTTTCAAGAAAATTTCTACTCGATATGAGTTACCTGACGGATCTAAAGTGTTTGGTAAAACTATCAATGAAAGTCCAGAGAAGTTCTATACTGAAGAAGTATTACAGCTAATTGATAATGCGTGTAAGAGTGAGTTCTTGTACGGTGCAGAGACTATTGAAGAAGTAGGGGTTGGGGATGTTGGAGAATAGAGATTACGTCTTGATTGATCCTAAAGATGGATATGAGAAAGAAGGTGAGTTGGCAACTGTCAAATTAATTACTGGAGAATTTTCGGGGATCGAATATTCTTACGGGGTTGTTAGCTTAGATCCTGATGTCGTTGAGGCGGATGGTTTGCACGTATCATTTGAGTATAATATTCTCTCTGAAGAAAAGGATTTTATTTTAAATAATGAAAGCAATAAAGAAAGGTTTGAAAATGATATAAGTTCTGTGTTACACTCCATACTAATAGAAACCGTAGAGAAAGCAGAAGAGAGATACACAAATGAACTTAGAGAAGAAAATTCTTAAACATTTACTTTATGATGATGAATATGTTAGAAAGACTTTACCATTTGTAAAAGCAGAGTATTTTTCTGATTCGACAGAGAAAACTGTATTTCAGACAATCACAGAATACATTCTAAAGTATAATACATCACCTACTATTGATGCTCTAAAAATTGAGGTCGACTCTATAGGAAGCCTCAATGAAGAGCAGTATCGAAAAGTCGTAGAATGTGTTGATGATATATCGTTTGATGACGTGTCGAACAAAGACACCGATTGGCTAATAGAAAGCACCGAAGAATTCTGTCAAGAGAAAGCAGTATACAATGCTATCATGGAAAGCATACAGATTCTTGATGGTCAGTCTAAACAACTCGACAAAGGATCGATCCCCAACATATTGTCGGATGCTCTAGCAGTATCTTTCGATAATCATGTAGGTCACGACTTTATTGTAGATGCTGAAGAGCGATATGATTTCTATCATAGAGTAGAGCAAAGAATACCTTTTGATTTAGATTACATGAATCGAATCACAAAGAGCGGTCTTCCAAACAAAACGCTGAACATTATCTTAGCGGGAACTGGTGTTGGTAAGTCGCTTGCAATGTGTCACTTTGCTGCCGCAAATCTTTCCATTGGAAAGAATGTTTTGTACATCACGTTAGAGATGAGCGAGGAAAGAATCGCTGAAAGAATCGACGCTAATCTGATGAATCTTCCGCTAGATTATCTTCATTCTATATCCAAAGAAGATTACATGGATAAGATCGAACGAATCAAACGCAAAACTAAAGGTAAACTGATCGTCAAGGAATATCCTACAGCATCCGCTAGTGTATCTCACTTCAAGCATTTGTTGAATGATATCAAACTAAAGAAACAGTTCAAACCTGACATCATTTATGTCGATTACTTGAATATTTGTGCATCGTCAAGATTAAAATCCGGCGCTGCAGTCAATTCGTATACGATGATCAAATCTATTGCAGAAGAACTCAGGGGGCTAGCGGTGGAATACGATCTGCCTATTATCTCTGCTACACAGACCACCCGAAGCGGATATGCTAGTTCTGATGTCGATCTAACGGACACGAGTGAATCGTTTGGTCTACCTGCGACTGCAGACTTTATGATTGCTTTGATATCGACTGAGGAATTGTCCGATCTAAATCAAATCATGGTCAAACAATTGAAGAATAGATATAATAGTCCAGACACAAATAAAAGATTTATCGTAGGGATTGACAAATCCAAAATGAAGTTGTATGATGTAGAACAGAATGCACAGAACAATCTAGCCGACAGTGGACAGATTGATGATGATAAGCCTCTATTTGATAAGTCGGAATTTGGATCTAGAGCATCCCAAGAAAGAAGAGATTGGAGCCGTCTAAAATTTTCCTAACTTATAAATATAGTGTCGATTAGGAAATATAGATGAAAGGTTTTACACAATTTATTGCTGAGCAAAAAAATACTCACATGACGCACCTTGAGGATAAGGTGCTATACGGCGGAGTTAACGGTACTCGTCAAGCTATTTTTGCTTTACGGGATATGCGTGATATGTTGTCTGGTAAAAAAGATGGCAATGTATCAGTCAAATGGGATGGAGCGCCGGCAATCTTTGCTGGGACTGATCCAAGGGACGGGCAGTTCTTTGTTGCTAAAAAGGGAATCTTCAACAAAAATCCCAAGGTCTATAAGACACCCGCCGAGATCGACGCAGACACGTCTGGTGATCTTGCTGCCAAACTTAAAGACGCTCTGAAGTATCTACCTGCTTTGGGAATCAAAGGGGTTATTCAGGGCGACTTTTTGTTTGGTCGTGGTGACGTAAAGACTAAGAACATTGACGGCAAAAAGTACATTACCTTTCATCCTAACACAATCGTGTATGCTGTTCCTTTTGAACAATCTTCTGAGATTCGTGCAGCCAAGATTGGTATTGTATGGCACACAACATACACCGGAAAAGATTTTGAGTCTATGCAAGCATCGTTTGGTGTTGATGTCAAATCACTGAAGAAATCCTTAAACGTCTGGTCACAAGATGCATTCTTACGAGACGTTACTAAAGCAACCATGTCAAAGTCTGAAACAGATAGTGTTAACGAAACATTGTCTGAGATTGGTACGTTGTTTAGATCCGTTGCCGGGTCTACTCTGCGTGAGTTGGAAGCAAACCAAGAACTCGCACAACACATTGAAACATTCAATAATACCTACGTAAGACGTGGTGAGATTATCAAGAATGAAGTTGCACACGCCGAGAAGTTAATTCGTTGGATTAAAGATAAGTACGGTAAAGAGGCCGACAAGCGTAAGACTGCGGCGGGTAAAGCGACACAAAGACAAAAGCGTGATGATTTGTTGAAGTTTTTTTCTTTGAAGAACAAAATCAATCTCATTGATATGTTTAGGCTACAGAAGTTGATGGTTATCGCAAAACTTAAACTCATAAACAAACTTAACGAGTTACAGAGTCTCGATACATTCGTAAAAACTAAAA